TCTTCTCACACCAAGTCAATCCATCTTTGTCTTCTCCTTCTTCATAAAAGAATTCTCCTCCATTATTCTTAAAATCAACTCCGTTTGAAGAAAGCAATCCGTTAATTTCTGCAAATATACGAATAGCTATCTCCAAAGTCTCTTTTTTAGTGCCACTTCTTCCATAATAATCTTTTCCATAAATCCAAGCAACACATTCAAATCCTCCTGATCTCTTATCTACCTCAATTGTATGTTTTGGTACATAACCATAAGTTCCATAAAATGAATCCTTGAGTGATGTATAGCCCTGGGCCATCATCTCAGCTAGTTTAATAGCTGGTACTTTCTGTCGCGTATCGTACTTCTCCAAGAAATCAACATCCATTAATGAATAATTCTCAAACCCCAAAAAGGTTGACAACAACTCATCATAGTTGTACTTCACTGTATTATATCCCAAATCCAACAACTCATCGTTGATCTTTGTTCTCCAATAGTCAAAAGTTTTGCGCCCATGATGAAAAAATTCTCTCATAGCCGACTCACATTTCAACTCCATCGCCTCTTGAACAGGCATTTTTGTTGTGACCCAATTCAATTGCTCCAATATATCTTTCTCATCCATTGGTGCAAAAATCATTGCCTTCTCCTTTCTAAAACCTCTTGCAAGGTAAGTAGAAGTCAAATAAGGTTTTTGGCCACTCCCTTCCACTTCTTTTTTGTCTGTTGACGTATATGTCCTTCCAAAGACCATTTTCATTATTCCTTTCATTTTCCTGAAAGTATAATACCTTGATGCTCTATTTCCGGCTGACCTGAAATCATCACCTCCTGTGTTAACACAGAAAAATGAATAAATATTTCTGGTACTAATTTGAAAACCATCTGTTTTCTCTCTCATATACAAAAACTCCTTTACGTGTTTTTCTGCTATCTGCTCTACATCTTCTAAATCAAAGGCGTAAGCAATAGCTTCATATTCTTTTCCTTTCAACAAGAATTGCCTCAAATTCCTTGTTACTTTTAAAAAGCAATATTTGTGTTCTATCTGCCCAATAATGCAATGCATTAATGCGGTAATAAAACTTCCTGACAAATATGCTTCATCTGGATGAATCACATCTCTTCCTAAGAGTATGTGAAC